TTCTCAGCCATCGTATATCTGTTCTTAAAGGCATGGTTGATGCAGAGCGTGATGGATACGTGCAAGCAACAATCGCAGGATTTACTAACACAATGCGCTTCCGTCATGCAAAACCTTTAGTCAATCTACCCTCAGTGGAAAAGCCCTATGGTGCTGAAATACGTGGATGTCTAACTGCACCTGATGGTTACACCTTGTGTGGGGCTGACATGACTAGCTTAGAGGATACAACCAAGCGTCACTACATGAAACCACTAGATCCTGATTATGTAGCTGAAATGAGTAAAGAGGGCTTTGATCCACATTTAGACTTAGCTAAACATGCTGGCGTTATCACACAAGATGACATTGATAAGCATAACTCAGGGGAACGTAGCTTGAAGTCACTGCGTAAGAACTACAAGGTAGTGAACTACAGTGCTACATATGGCGTAGGAGCGCCTAAGCTGGCCCGTGAGACGGGTATGAGTGTCAAAGAGGCTAAGACCCTTCTGGAAGCCTTCTGGTCACGTAACTGGTCAGTAACTAAGGTAGCTGACAGCCTACGCACTAGAGAGTTATTTGGCAGCATGTGGGTACAGAATCCAGTGTCTAAGTTCTGGTACAGCTTACGAAGTGAGAAAGACCGCTTCAGTACCTTGAACCAAAGTACAGGTGTCTACTGCTTTGACAACTGGGTTAAGGGATGTCGTGAGAAGGGTATCAAGACTGTTGGTCAGTTCCACGACGAGATCATAGCCTTAGTAAAGGAAGGTGACGAAATGGAGACAAAAATAAATATGGAGTACTCTATACAAGATCTTAACAAACAACTGAATCTAAACATAGACTTAGGGATCGAAGCTCAATTCGGGAGTACATATGCTGATATACATTAGTAAAAATATTTATACTTTCGTGTTGACTTTTACCGTTTTGTATCCCTATTAATAATTACCAGCCTTAATGAAAGGAACTCGATATGGGTAAGAAAGTTTATGTAGATTGTGAGTTAGAGTGGACAAAGTTACGTCCGGAAGACCGTGACATGGGTCCAAATGATGGATCAGATATGGCTAAGAACTTTGATGCTAAGAAAGGTATCTATGTTGTAAACTGTATCATTGATGAAGATACTAAATCTAAAATGGTTGCTGATGGTATCCCAAACAAAGGGTTACAGGCTCAACTCTTCAAGACTAACAAAGAGGGTAAGCAGTTCTATAAAGCTACTCGACCTCATTTTAATCCTAAGTTCAAGAACCAAGACACAGGTGAGCAAGGCGTTGAAATGGGTCCACCTGTTATGCTCAAGATGGTAGATGGGGAATATCTACCTTGGGATTGGGAGAATGACGGTCTTATAGGTAATGGCACTAAAGCTACTGTAAAGTTTGATGTGTGGGACAATAAGATTACTACGCTAGAGAAGGTTTGTGTTACTGAACATGTAGCCTACGAAGCAAGTGAAGAGGCGGTATTCTGATATGAAGATTACAATCACCTTTGAGAATGACAGTGAAGAAGATGGGTTTGACGGTAAGACAAGTATTGAACGGTATGGTATAGACGATCTTTATGCACTTGCTCATGTGTATGCAGAGGCCACTAGGTCAGCAGGGTTTACATATGTTGAAGCTGTAGCGTTTGAGAAGGATGATGGTAAGATGGTGTTTGGAGACCTCTGATGGGTAAGCGTAAGGTTCTGATCGACGGTGACATTGTGGCCTATCGGTCAGCCTTTGCTACTCAAGATTTGCTTCCAAAGGATGCAGAAGAGAAAGCTGAAATACTTCTTGACTACATCCTAGAAGAAACACTGGAGTTCCCTACCCCAGATCAATATGAGATCTACCTTACGGGGTCAGGGAACTTTCGACATCAAGTAGCTAAGTCACATGAATATAAAGGTAACCGTAAGTCAGCAGAAAAACCTATACACCTGTATCATATCCGACAGTACATGGTAGATAAGTTTGATGCTATAGTGAGTGAAGGAGAAGAAGCTGATGACCTTATAGCAATAGAAGCAACAAGACTTGGACCTGATACTGTCGTTGCCTCAATAGACAAAGATATGTTACAGATACCTTGTCACCACTTTAACTTTGGTAAGAATGAGTGGAAAACAGTAGATGACTGGTCAGGACTACAGTTCTTCTACAACCAGATCTTAACAGGTGATAGGGCTGACAACATAATTGGTTTATATCGTGTGGGGCCAGTTAAAGCTACAAAGATGTTAAGTGAGGCTAAGACTGAAAAGGACTTGTGGGAAGCCTGTGTTAAAGCCTATGACGGTGATGTAGATAGGGTAATAGAGAATGCTAGGCTACTATGGCTTAGACGTAAAGAGGGCGAGATATGGCAACCACCAGTGAACGTAGAAGACACGCAATAAAGAATGGCTACAGATCTGGTTTAGAGGATGACATAGCTAAAGATCTTAAGGACAGGGGCGTAGAGTTTGAATATGAGAAGCTAAAAGTACAGTGGCAACTTCTTGAGAACAAGACTTACACTCCTGACTTTAAACTGCCCAATGGTATCATCATAGAATCTAAAGGTAGATTTGTTCAAGCTGATCGTAAGAAGCACTTAATCATACAAGATCAGCATCCTTTTCTCGACATAAGATTTGTCTTTTCTAATTCTAAGGCTAAGTTATACAAAGGTGCAAAGAGTACATATGGGGATTGGTGCAATAAGCATGGGTTCTTGTACGCAGATAAAAGGATACCCGAAGAGTGGCTAACACAATCCTGATTAAAGTCCATCGTGTTCTTGATGGCCCTTACGAAGACGAAGATGGTAATTACTGGTTAAACTGTAGAGTAGAAGATCCTCAAGAGAAAAACCCAAGTAAGGTTATGTTTGATGAAGAGATCCCGTTTGTCTCCTTTGATGCAGCCTATGAGTTTCAGAAACACTTCTACAGATCAATCGAACCCATACTAATAGAATTTGAAATGGATACCCGATATGACAGCTAAGACAGCAGTAGTATTCTCATGCGCTCACTCAGACCCCTCGACGGGAAATGAGCGTTTCGACTGGCTAGGGGAATTAATCTATGAGGTAAACCCTACCTACATAATTGACCTAGGTGATGGTGCTGATATGCGCTCTCTTAACACCTTTGACACACGTTACCCAGAGGCTATTGTAAGTCAGAACTACGAACAGGACATCAACTGCTACAATGAGGCAATGGATCGTCTACGGAAGAAACCTAGCGAAAGAAAGTATAAACGTCCATATTGGATTGGCTTTGAGGGGAACCATGAAAATAGAATCAAAAAGGCTATCGCACACGACCCAAGACTACAGGGAGACAAGTACGGGATTTCCTTCGGGCATCTTCAAACGGACCACTGGTTCGACGAATACCACGAATACTTTAATTCCGCACCCGCCATCGCTGATTATGATGGGGTTTCTTACGCTCACTTCTTTAGTAGCGGTAATTATGGTACAGCTATGTCTGGTTTACATCACGCTAATAGCTTACTCGCCAATCGTAATCACAGTACTACTTGTGGGCATAGTCATAAACGTGATATTAAGTTTAAAGATGGCGCACATCCTAATGGGATCATTGGATTGGTTGCGGGTTGCTACAAAGGCTCAGAAGAAACGTGGGCTGGACAAGCAAATAGAGATTGGTGGAAAGGTTGTGTAATCAAGCGTGAGATTAGCAATGGTATGTATGAGCCTGAGTTTGTATCACTTAAGAGGTTAAAGGAAATGTATGGGTAAGCGTAGTGACTTTGAGAGGGTACCAAGGGATTATTATCCTACACCAATAGAAGCTGTCGAACCCCTTATAGCCCATCTACCATATGAGAAGTTTGATTTTGTAGAGCCTTGCGCTGGTGACGGTAGGCTTATACACCACATACACGAATTAACAGGTGGTCTAGGGCAATGCTTATATGCTTGTGACATAGAGCCTAGACATCCAGACATCAAGCAGATGGATGCATTGGAGATAAGTTTTGGTAGCCAGTATAAAGTTATTGATCTCTGTATTACTAACCCACCGTGGGAAAGAAAGTTCTTACACGCTTTCATAGATCACTGGACAGAGATATGCCCAACTTGGCTGTTGTTTGATGCTGATTGGGCACACACTAAACAGTCTGCTGCACTTATGACTTATTGTACAAAGATCGTAAGTATAGGCAGAGTTAAATGGATTGAAGGTAGCAAGATGACAGGTAAAGACAACTGCGCTTGGTACTTGTTCGATAAAGACAATAGAAACGCACACACAGAATTTTATGGAAGGTTGATGTAATGCTTACAGCGAAAGATATGAAAGACATGATTGATATGTATTCTCAGTTTGTAGAAGACAAGATGATCACTAAAGGTCGGGAGCGTCTAATTGAGAATGCTCTGGGCTTGACTGGTGAAGCTGGAGAGGTATCGGAGAAGATTAAGAAACTGTTCCGTGACAACAAAATTGATGATAATGCAGTGTTAAGAGAGTTAGGTGACGTACTGTTTTATACTGTAGCTCTATCTAATATCTTTGGTGGCAGCTTGATTAAGATCATTGAGTTGAACATGGAGAAGTTAAACGAGCGTGTTAAGAATGGTACACTACAAGGATCAGGTGACAACCGATGAGTAAGAAGAAGACTGGTATGTCATGGTTCTGGAGATATATAAACTATCTTGCGACATGGCGAACCCACAGAATAGCAATTAAACAGCTTAATCAACTAACAGATAAAGAGCTTGCAGATATTGGCATACCTAGATCAGATATTGACCGTATGGTATGGCTAAAAGAAGATAAGACTATGAGAGCGAGAGGGAAGCCTGATGACGAAGAATAATTACTTACCAACTGACTATCAGACTTTTATTGCTAAGTCTCGCTACGCTAAATACATCGACGGTAAGGGCCGTGAGGATTGGGGTGATACAGTAGAACGCTACATGGATAATGTGGTACGCCCTAAAGCTGGTAACGATTCCTATGTGAATCAACTACGGGATGCCATCTTAAACCTAGAGGTTATGCCCTCTATGAGAGCTATGATGACTGCTGGTCCAGCACTGGCCCGTGACAATACTGCTGGGTACAACTGTAGCTATCTACCAGTAGATGATCCTAAAGCATTTGATGAAGCTATGTTTATCTTGTTGTGTGGTACAGGCGTAGGCTTCTCAGTAGAGCGACAGTTCATTCAGAAACTACCAGAGGTTCCTGAGCTATTTGAGAGCGACACAGTAGTTGTAGTTAAAGATAGTAAAGAGGGTTGGGCTAAAGCCTTTAGGCAAGTTCTTGCGCTTCTCTGGGCTGGTGAGATACCTAAGTGGGATGTATCTCGTGTACGTCCTGCTGGTGCTAGACTTAAGACTTTTGGTGGTAGAGCATCTGGACCTGCACCTCTAGTCGAGTTGTTCAACTTTGCAGTTACTACATTCAAGGCTGCACAAGGACGTAGATTATCCTCTATTGAGTGCCATGACCTTATGTGCTTTATCGGTCAGATTGTTGTAGTTGGTGGTGTTCGTCGTTCAGCTATGATTAGCCTGTCTAACCTGTCAGATGATCGTATGCGTCACGCTAAGTCAGGACAATGGTGGGAAACAGCAGCCCATCGTGCATTAGCTAACAACAGTGTGAGCTACACAGAGAAGCCTGACATGGAGACATTCATGCGGGAGTGGCAAGCCCTAGTGGAAAGTAAGTCAGGAGAGCGTGGTGTCTTTAATCGTCAGGCTAGTAAGGTACAGGCAGCTAAGAATGGACGTAGAGATCCTAATTATGAGTTTGGTACTAACCCCTGTAGCGAAATTATCTTACGACCAAACCAGTTCTGTAACCTGACAGAGGTTGTAGTACGAGCTACAGATAATATTGATGACTTAGAGCGTAAGGTACGCCTAGCTACAATACTAGGCACTATCCAATCGTCTATGACCAAGTTCCCTTACTTGCGTAAGATATGGAACAAGAACACAGAAGAGGAG